CAGTGATGAAGATATTAAACGTGACCGCACCGCCGCCCGATGTCGTGCTATAGCCGATGGATTGAGATTTCACAACAGCATTTTCAAACACCATCGTGGATGCCGCATTCGCGAGTACGTACATGCCCATGGGGTGCGTTATGACGCCGCCGGCGGCGCCCGTCGTCCACAGGTTGAGCGTCATCAACACCGTCGATGTCGACAGCAGGGAGCAATAGCCTCCATATCGCTTCGCGTTGAGCGGGACTGCCGACGCAATGCTCAGCGCCGTCTGTGACTGCGCGGTAGTTGTATTCAGAACTTGGACAGGGGCGTATCGAAAACTGCGGTCCCACAGCTCACCTGATACGAACTGGCCGCTCCCGTTGGTCGGCCATACCGAAACGAGCGCGGACGCCGTATAGCCGGATGGCATGTTGGCGCCACCGTAGACATTCGGTGCAAGCGTGCTCGTCGCATTCGTTGCCAGTAGCGCGCTCACCCCGGTCGTCGGGTTGTAGATCGCATACAGCGCGACATATCCGCTCGTCGGTGCGCTACCGGTGTCCATCCCGCCCGCGCCCGTCGTCGCGAGATTGATCGTTTTGCTGAAGCTCGCCAGTTTGAACATTTGCCCGCCGAGCGCCGTGCCGACGATGATTTCGTCAGCCGTCAGCGTGGCCGTGGCCGATGCCGCTGTGACGCTCATCGCAAGGTTGCGGACCTGACCCACAACGCCATTTGGCGCGGTCTGGATTTGGCTGAGCAGCGACGCATTGAGGAACGGTGCGCCGTTATACGCGCTGATGTTGCCCGACGTGATCGTCGACGCGCCATACGGCACGGTGATGACCCACAGGCCGTTGAAGCCAGCGTCTGGCGTCGGCGTGACTTGCGAGCCGGTCGTCGCGGCAGTGCCGGCCTTCAACGACAATTGAACCGTGTTGTCGCGATACGTCGTGTTCGACGTGCCGGTGTTGTTAGGTCCAGAGTAGGCGGAGGCCGGATTACTTGCGTTGTAATAGGGTAAAATCGTGCTGCCAGCATCTACCTCTTGGAATGCACCCTGAATGAGATAGTTTATGGAAAACCCGGCTGTGCCAGGCGCTGGACAGGAGAAGTTCACTGCATCCAGCAAGATCCCTTGCTTGACCACCTGCCTCGAATCGGCAGAGAGATCAGAGTAAGCGCCAGCGTCGGTCGATTGAAGCGAGTAAGCGCGGCCCGGATTTACGTTCACCGTCATGCCGGCCGGCGACGTTGGAACGCAGCCGAGCCCGGAGAACAGCGTCGATGTGCCGATCATGTCTTGCAAGACATGGCCGATGGAGATCATCGTCGACTTATTCGTTTCGAGTAGATCCGTGGACTGCGGGATCGCGCCAGTGTAGACAATTCTGCGCCGCATGTATGACCCTATAAATGAAAAAGCCGCCAGGAGGCGGCCGTTTGATAACGTTTCGTAAAACCTTAGCCAGCGGTTCGGGACGTTTTGCGAGGCGCAGTCGTCAACGATTCTTCAGCAGACCATCCTCGCTTAAGTCTCGCGTAAATCGCGTTGGCGTTAAGCCCCACCTCTGCCGCCCATTGCGATACGGTCATTCGCCTGCCGTCGTGATCAAGATAAACGTTGGATCGCGTGTTGTTCGACTGCTCGCGATCCGTTGCCCATCTGCAATTTCCGGGCTCGTAATTGCCATTAACGTTTATTCGGTCTAGCGACATCCGACTTGGACGTTCACCCATATCCGCAAAGAAGTTCGCGAACTCCAGCCAGCGATTGCAAACCTTGATTCCGCGACCGCCGTAGTTGTCGTAGCCGGGCTCATTCTGATTTAGGCAGCGAGCCAACATGGATCGCCACGAGAGATGAGCGCCGGTCCCGTATTTTCCGTGCGTAGTATTACGCTTGAGAAGCATGTCCCGATGTTCGCACCCACACGACGACGTGTAGCCCTTTACGATGTTGTAGCACTGAACGATTTTCTCGCTGCCGCAGTCGCACTTGCATAACACATGATAGTGATGCTGCTTACCCTCCTTCTTGAAGGGCGCGCCTGAAACGGTGAGGCGCCCGAATCGGGCTCCGATTGGGGTAGAATCTGTGACAGCCATGTTCGACCTCTGCGATAGGTTGACTGTGTAAGGAAGCCCCGTTCGTGTATCCAGCACGGCGGGGTTTCCGCCATTCTACAAGAAAACGTCCTTTATCGGATGCGTTTCTACGATGAGATCCTCATCCATGCGATCACGCCTGCCGGAATCACAGAGGCGACGGCAGCGTACAAATCCGCATCAGTGACGGCCTGCTGAACCATGCTCAGGCTCGCATATTCGCCGCGCGATGCGATGCTGTAGCCTGATGGCGAACTGCCGTAGCCGGCGACATACGGTATGCCGGTGCCTAGCGGCCGGTATGCGGTGATGAAGGCTTGATACGGATGCACGAGCGAGCCATATGCGCCAGCGACGCCATAGCCGCATGCGACGCCATATCCGCCCGTATCCGCCGGACGGCTAGGCTCGACGATGAGCGGCGCTCGACCAGTCAGCGTCGTGAGAACCTGCGTGACCGCCTTGCGGGTTGCGCGCTCACGAAACAGGTTGATGATGATCCGGTTGCGAAACGCGGCGTCTGACTCGTTCGTCTTTCGCGGCAACGTCGCGCCGAAGAAGTCTGCACTGATGACGTCCAAAAATCCGTCGCTGGCGGTAGCGATACGAAGCTGCTGCTTGGCATACGCCAGCACCGAATAGACGTTCGCGAAGATCGCCGCGAAGCCGCCAAGAAGCGCCGTCAGTATCGTTGGTGAGTCGCCGAACCAGCCGCGCGGTAGGAGCGCTTGCAAGCGCCCGAGCATATCCGTCTTGTCACCCGTCGCCATTAGTTCACCACCACTGAAGTCCACTTCACGACTTGTTTTGACGTCGCCGCCAGATCAGACGTGCCGCCGTTGAGCGTGACGCCCGTCACGTTCGTGACAGCAGGCGACGCGTCATACGCCACCTGAGCAAGCCTCGAATACGCAAGCGAGGTGCCAAGCGGCAGTGCGTTGATATACGACTGCAGCGCGGCCGTGACGGTTGCAACAATGACGCTGTGCGTGTAGCCGGATGCGGTTGTGATCGTCATGACCACAGTCGCATTCACGACGACCGGCTTGTGAACGTCAAAGGTGATCGTGAAACCACGAACCGTATCGATCGCGTTGGATACCGTGTTGAGCAGCGCATCAGATGGCGCGCCAGATCCATCGTCGAAGACCACAACGAAATTACCGGGCTGATACGCGCCGGCGTAGTTCGCGTTTTCGGTGATCGTGTACGTCAGCCCTTGCTGAATCGACGTGATTGCATTGCCGATCGCGGCCTTAGTCGCCTTCGATAAACTTTGCAGCCACGTTTGAAACCGGGCCAGCGCGTTCGCGTCACTTTCTGCGTCTGCGCCGTTCGTGAAAGCAGCCGCATTCGTCACCGTGTCGACGCCGGGCACCGATTGCGAAAGCTGGCTTATCGTTCCGGCAAGCACGTTGCCGCCAGTGCCGGCCGTTACAGCCGTCACCGTAACGCTTACGCTTGCCGTTGCCGCCGCCAGCACGTAGCCGCCTAGCGTCGCGCTGTATGCGGGATTCGACGTGTCGAGATTCACCGTGAACTGCTGCGATCCGTCCGTCGTCTGCACCACCGTCCCGACTGGCACGACGGCCTGAGCCGTGGGCGTGAATCGAGAGAACGTCACCGTACCGGTTGCGGCCACCGCAGCGAGGCGAGAGAAGCCGAAGTCAGCGAGCCACGAATCGAGATCGGCGTCGGTCGACGTAGATGCGCGCGTCTTTGCGAGCAGGATCAGGATTTGACCCTGCAGCCAAAGCGCGATACCCGACACCGCCTCACCAAGCGCGCGCAGGACCGTGCCGATGTTGAAGTTCAGGATCGCGGACGTGACCGAACCCTGAACCGTAGACGCGAAGTTTTGAAGCATCTGCGTCAGCGATTGCGTCTGTACTTGTGCCATTTATTGAGTGATGTCGAATGAGAGTGTTGCGACCTGGCCGGTCACAGCGTCGGCGTACTGGATCGTCACCGCGGCGCCGTTGTTGAACGGCGTCACCGTCACAACCGGAGCGGGAGAAGCGGCGATGCCGGCAATCGTCTTGATCGTCTTCTGGATCGCGCCGCGCAGCTCGGAGACGTTGAGCGTCTTGCCGATGCGATACGGGATGCCGGC